TTGTATAAATATTTATTTCATCACAAATAAAAAATGGTCATATAAATGACCATTTTTTTATATTGAATTACCATTTTTCTAACGCTTCTTTATCATTCATAATTATTCTTTAATTACTCCTTAAATTAATCGCAATATAAAACCATTTTGTTCTGAGCAAGAGATAGTTTTACATCAATTACATGCTGATTCTTACTACCTCGCCATTTCAATGTAAGATCTTTCTGTTCATCTATATATTCTCCATCAACTACAACATCACATAATTTAATGATTTCTCTACGTTTAAAATTATTTAATCCTTCTTGAGATAAACACGATGATTGCCCTCGAAAGATTTCTGAATAAGAATATCCTGTATACAACCAAATTGTTTTGTCAGGAAATGAAATACGGATTTGTTTGATTAGAGATAAGATTTCATCGAGATTTTGTTCAGCTAAACACTCACCACCAAGGAAAGATATTCGCTTAATATAAGGTCTATTAATAAGTTTTATGAATTTGTCTTTTGTTTTTTCTGTCCATTCCTTACCGCCATTAAAGTCCCATGTATCAGAATTAAAACAACCAAAACAGTGAAATGGACAACCTTGAACGAAGAGGGAGACTCCTACTCCCTCTCCATTTGAAATATCAAGGTTGCGCATACTTGAATATCTCATATTATTCCTCCTCAATGTCGTCAAGATGTGGTACTCTATCATGAATATCACCAAGTCTACCCTGATTCCATCCATTACGTGCCGTACCTTTGTATCCACAAGTTCTACGAGTAATATCCATAGTTCTTACATCTCTATTACCACAATTAGGACACTCCCAAATCAACTTACCACCTTCATCAATAAGCTTGATTTCTTTGCTCCATCCACATTTCTGACAATAATCACTCTTAGTATTTAATTCAGCATACATATTATTGTTATAAATGAATTTCATTACTTCAAGTACAGCAGGAATATTATTCTCCATATTGGGACACTCGATATATGAAATACTTCCACCTGGACTTAATCTTTGAAATTTAGCTTCAATACGAAGCTTCCCAAAGGCATCAATATGTATAAATACTGGGATATGATAAGAATTTGTGATGTATGTACGATCTGTAACTCCTTCAATAATGCCAAATCTCTCTTTAAGTTTTTTTGCAAACTTTTCCGTAGTCGCCTCCAATGGAGTTCCGTATAAGCTGTAATCAATATTTTCATCTATTTTCCATTGAGAGCATTTATCATTTAATGCTTGCATTACTTCAAGACCGAATTTTTCTCCAATACCCTCATCACAATGATAATGTCCAGTCATATACTTAACACATTCAGCAAGTCCTGCATAACCAAGGGATAAAGTTGAATAGCCACCAAAAAGTAGTTTGTCAATAGGTTCACCCTTTTTAAGTCTTGCAAATGCTCCGTGTTGCCAAAGAATAGGAGCAACATCTGACTTTGTTCCACGTAATCTCTGATGTCTAATCTTTAATGCTTTATGACATAACTCTGTACGTTCATCAAATATACGCCAAAATTCATTGAAATCTCTACCTGATGATAATGCAATATCTGGTAATGATACAGTTACAACACCAGAATTGAAACGTCCATAAAATTTTGGTTTACCATTTTCATCATGCCATACTGTTAAAGCACTTCTACATCCCATTACAGGATAACAGTTACCATCTTTCATCTCTTTCATAATTTTTTCTGAGATATAATCAGGAGTTAATCTTTTCATAGAACATTTAGCTGCCATCTCAGTAAGATACCAATACTTATCTTCTTCATGAATATTGTCCTCCTGAAGAACATAAATAACTTTTGGAAATGCAGGTGTAATATAGACACCTTCTTCATTCTTTACACCAAGATAACTTTGGCGAAGTTCCTCTTCAATTAACATGGCTAAATCATCTTTTTCTCTCTGATTATGCGCTTCATTGAGATACATAAATAATGTAATAAATGGAGCTTGCCCGTTAGTTGTCATGAGCGTTGTGATTTGATACTGAATTGTCTGAATACCTTTTTCAATCTCTTTTTTCAAGCGTTCTTCCGCAATTTTATTTATTACGTTCTCTAATTCTTTTCCTTCTAAAAAAGTATTAGCAATGTCACATAACTCATGTTCTACTTCTTTTTTAATTTTCTGTCTTGAAATATCTACGAATGGAGCAAGATGTGCTAAAGATATACTCTGTCCACCATACTGACTTGAAGCGACCTGTGCAATAATTTGTGTTGCAACTGTACATGCTGTAGAAAAACTATGTGGTTTTTCAATCAATGTTTCGCTAATTACTGTACCGTTTTGTAACATATCCTCAAGATTAATAAGACAGCAGTTGTTCATATACTGAATAAGATAATCAAGATCGTGTACATGAATCAATCCATCATCATGAGCTTGTACTATCTCAGGTGGTAGGATATACCTTCTTGATGCATCCTTACTTACAATTCCTGCTAAATAATCTCTCTGCGTTGTATTAAGTCTTGGGTTTTTATTAGAGTTTTCGTTATTCCAATAGTCACTTTCTCCACTCAACAATTCTGTGATTTCTGTATCAATTGTATTCTCGTTTTCTCTCTGAAACTCACGAATACTTCTATATCCCTCATATGCTTTTGCAGTAAGTCTCTGCTTCTTAGTAATCAATTTATCATAAACCATTGATTCAATATCAGAGATACTTACTTCGTCTTTATCCTTACACTCTTCTTCAATCTCGTTTGCAATGTCCTCAGCAATTTTAGGCTTTACAATTCCAGATCCATTTTTCATTGCCTTAAGAATTGCAGTTGAAATCTTAGACTTATCAAAATCAACTTCTGAACAATCTCTTTTAATTACCTTCAATATTTATTCCTCCTCAAATCCAATAACATTACCATCATTAATAACGACTCTTGTATTCTTACATTCAAACAATTCAATGCAATCACCAGTAGTAATATTATCCATGTTAATTTCTGTAGTCTCTCTTAACATAATTAATCTAATCCTCCAATTCTGCTTTATATATCTGATGAATCATATTCCAATCCCAACAATGCTTGCCATTCCATTCCTTATTCCAAGAATAAATTTCACCAAAGCAAATCTTTGTTTCTGCGTTAGAAGTCTCAAGATTATGTGCAGAATCATCAATAAATAAGCCACCATTCATATCTATATGAGATTTATCTTTATATTCTTTAAGATTAACTCCTATAAACTGACAAAACGGAAGATGTTCTTTACACCACTTTTCCTTCGCCCTGAGATTGGGATTATAACCAGAAGAGACAATGATAACTTCACCTTTTAAAGCAAATTTTCTTAGTGTTTCATAAGCTAATGGCATAAATTTTAACCTATCAAAGAATCGCTGTTGATTGAAATATGTATTTATATATTCTCTACTCGCACAATTAAGTTCTTCAAAATCCCAAGTCTTAATCTGTTCTGGAAGGATATATTTGTAATCGCTATAATACCTAAAATCTTCATTATATAAATCACATATTGCAGCAATTGTATCTACAATAACTCCGTCAAAATCACAATAAAGTTTTATATGTTGTCACCCCAATCTAATAATATATTTGGACATTTATTATTCTTGTCCATTTTATAATTCTCTCTTAAAATTAATACATTATATGGAATATTCTTATAATACCTTACACATTCCATATAAGGACAAGTCCTATTACTGCAATAGATCTTGTCCTTCTGATTTTTCTCTGTTATTCTTTTCTTTGATTTCATCCAGCTCCTTACATATTAAGGCTGTCTCAAAAGCTGTTCTATTTTCGTTATGTACAATATAATCAACTTTCTTAGATATATGTCTAAAATCCTTTTTGTCAGCCTTATACCTTCTTTTAGATTCAGTTTTATCAACATCTCTATTCAGCATTCTTCGTTTAATTTCTCTATTGGACACTTTAATATAAATAATCGTTACATTCTCATTAATTTTACTCATTACCTTATCTAAAGCATCAGGTGTAAGAATAATAACTGAATGAGATGTCTTATAATCTTCAAGTAATGAACCATAATACCAAACTCCTGAGACGGTTTTATATATTCTGTACTCTGCAAAACTACCACAATCAATCTTGGTTAAGAAATTCATCTTATCTAAGAAATGATATTCTCTTCCATCAATCTCACTTGGTCTTGGTGGTCGTGTAGTACAAGTTACAATCTTGTTGTAACCCATCTTCGCTAATTCCTTAACCACCGTATCTTTTCCTGAACAAGATTTACCTACCAATATAATCATATTTTTTCAAATCCTTTCATATCATCAACAAATCTTTTTACTACAGATGAATCATCGCAATATAGACACACGTTAATTGGTTCAAGTAAGTTTAACGAAAATATTGCCATGATTGATTTTGCATTGACTTCATACCTGTGTGACTTAATTGTTATTTCTTCATCATACTTCGTAACTATTTCAACAAAATTCTTAACTCGTTGAATAGTGTCTAAAGTAATAACCGCTGTTGTCTCTAACATAATTACTACTCCCTTTCATAAATTCTTATATAAGCTATTTCACCTTCAAATCCATCTATCTTAGATACATCTCCTGTATTACCCCAACGATTTGAGATATTAGGAATGAGTGTGTTTGTATGTACTACAAACTCAACAATTGAACCATTTGCAACTGTATACTGGTTAAGAGAATCTGTATGTTCATCATCTTTAACATCAGCTAAGATACATGGAATAACTCCTCCATTTTCAAGCACAATATCGAACTCAGTTCCTATATCAGTTGAATAAAATGAGCCTAATGCACAAGCATATCTATTACCAATCATATATATTCCCGTGTTATAATCAAGAAGAAATGTTGATTTCATAGCATATTGCTTTGAGCTTTTATCCCTAATAGTATCTGCGTCCATATAGGATTTAAAAGGCTTATTTTCTGGAACAGGATAATCTGTATACTTTTCCAAATATTCTTCAATTTCGCTCTCTAAACTCTCATATTCCCTAGCGATAATTTGTTCCATAGCTTCTTTTTCTTCTAACTCTTTTCGAGTCTTTTCTTTTTCAAGATTCTTCTTCTTTAGGTCAGTAAATACTCTTGAATATATGTACTGACCTTCCTGTGCTGCTTCAGCAGTTTGTATATTATTTTGTCCCCATAAGGGGACTATACAAGTTAAAGCTGAAGCAGTTAATAACGAACCCGCTATTAATCTTCTCACCTTACTTATCTTTATCACCTGCTTTCTTTTAGTATGAAATTGATTAATCTCAATAGAATATTCTCTGATTACTGAATCATTTTTAAAAAATCTTCTTCTGAAATAATTGGGATATTAAGCGATTTTGCTTTCTGATTTTTAGACGATGTGGAATTTAGATCATTGTTAATAAGATAAGATGTTTTAGAACTTACAGAACCTACGACTGTACCACCATGAACAACAATATCGGATTTTAACTCATCACGATTTTTATAATGATTGACAGAACCTGTTACAACAAATGTTTTACCTTGTAATGTTTTTGGAGTTTCATCTAAGACTATATTAGGCTTATCAAATATAAACTCGTTTGCTAATTGGATTATTTCTGAGTAGTGTTCTTTCCAATAAGTATTAAGTGAATTTATTAATGTATCTCCAATACCTGGTAAATATCTAAAATATTCTGCACCTTTGATTGTCATTTCATCAATAAATGTATCGAAATCACAATCAACTGCTTCTGCAATCATTTTACTTGCTGACTTGCCCAGTAATGGAATTGATAAAGCATAAAGAAAACGCTCAAGATTTGTATTACGGGATTTTTCAATAGAACCAAGAAGCTTTTCGATAGACTTTTCACCAAAACCATCAAGTACAATCATATGTTTTTTATAGTCTGATAAATGATAAATATCTTTAATAGAAGTTACCCAACCAAACTTAATTAATCTATCGAGAGTAGATTCTGATAAACCTGAAATATTAAGAGCCGACTTGGATACGGCATGTGTAAGTTTACCAAGTAATCGTCCCTTACAATCCTCATTAGTACAATAAAGAACTTCTGAATCGTTATCCTTGATAATTCTTGTAGAAGCTCCGCATATTGGACAAACAGATGGTATATCAAGAAATTGTTTATTAGAACTATTCTGATTATCATAATCTAATTGTTCTGCCCATCTTACTGCTGGTATAATTAAATTTGCTTTATAAATACCAATTTTTTGCCCAATCCAAGGATTATCCATAATTTCTTCCATTATACTAATATTATGTAATGATGCACGACTTACTTCACTACCATCAATGTCTACCGTATTGAAAATTGCTACAGGTGTTAAAATTCCAGTCTTACCACAACTCCATTCAATATCTTTTAATATTGTTTCTACTGAATCATTAAACACTTTATAGGCAATACCATTTCTAAAATGATGACTTGTATTTCCAAGAGACTTTCCATATTCAACATCATCAAACTTAAATACCACACCATCTTGAGGAAGATTATATTCTTTTGCTTTATCAAAACAATACTCAATAACTTCTTCTATATCCATTTCTGAATATCCTAGATTAACATTAGGAACAACATCTAATCCCAATTCTTCTGCTTCTATAAGTGAAAATGTAAATGACTTGCTTTCTTTAGCACCTTCTACGACTTCCCAAGCATACCAAGATAATTTTCTATACAACTGATGTATCAAGACTTGATAATGTACCTGCTGCTAAATTACGGCTATTCTTATATTCTCCGTTTTTGTTAATCTCTGCAAAATCATCTAATTTAATTAATGCTTCACCATCAATTATATAAGTTCCTTCCTTATTAATATGTAATGGAACATTAGTAAACTGTTTAACGTGTTCTGTCACATCAGATCCAACTACACCATTTCCTCTTGATTCTGCTAAAACTAAATTACCATTTTTATAAGTAAGACGTACAGTTAAACCATCGAGCTTTACAGAAGCTACAAGATTATGATTATTTGCAAATTTAATAATCTCTTCTGTGCTGTGACACTTTTCAAGTGAAAGCATTGGTGTTTTATGAGTAACTTCTTTTATATTATCTAATACTGTTGCACCAACGTTATGAGTAGGACTATTAGATAATACGATACCCATTTCTTCTTCCCATTGTCTGAGTTCTTCTAACTTTTGATCAAACTCATAATCACTCATAATCTGTTGTCCAGTATTGTAGTAAGCCTCTGATGCTCTGTTGAGTTCTCTAACTCTGGCTGCAATATCGAATTTATTCATTCATATCCTCCTATTTTTTCTTATACCACCTCTTATATAACCTCTGTCCACACCTATCACAATAATTTTGTCGAGGTACGCAATTATCAATCACATAATTACACATAGGACAATAACATTTATCATATCCAAGCAGTTTTCTCATTGGTTTATTTTTCTTTTTTAATTCCTTATATTCCTTATATTCTTTTTCCGAAATAATATAAAAAGATGCCATAGTAATCACATCTCCCTCTCTGGTTTTCTACCACATGATTTAGCTTCGGTACAATATCCAACCTCATCACATTTTGCATGAAAAAGATTATCTACAATCCACTTCCATTCATCTGAATATCCTCTCAAAGCATTACAAATATCTCTAAAAAGCTCTCTGTATTCCCAATATGCTCTACTGCACATACGTTGCCTACTCATATCAACAAGATTTCTAAGATTACGCTTGTCTACCATTTTTGATGAGTATGCTAATGGTAACGCCATAGTTGCATCTTCTACTGGTACTCCATTGTCAATCATTGTTTTTATAGTTCTGTTGATAGTATCCATTAATGCCTTCCATACAGGATAATATCCGTTTTTATCAATAGAACTTGGAGTAGTATATGTAAAACCATCACCTTTTGAATAATTAATATATCTTGTACTTGCCTGTAATCTTGTTGGTGCTCCACCAATATGTGTATAATATTCTCTTAAAACTTTAGCGGAATATCCATTAATAATCATTTCTACATTGACATATTCCATAACACGTCCATGCCCTGACTTAATACAGTCTAATCCACGCTTATAATTCTTTTCATTGTCAGAAACATTTGCTCCCCAACACACTCCTGCCCTTTGCCCCATTAATGTAATAGGATTCTTAGTTGTTTCTGGTAAAATTGTAATTGTTCCCATAATATTATTATTTCTCCTTAAATGACCAACAGTAATCAACGAATCTATCAAAATTCAACATTACCTGATCATGTATATCAATCTTAACTTCAGCTTCTTCTTTATTTCTACCAACCCAAGGTGATATAACTACTTCATACTCGCATTTCGACCAGAACCAATACATAAGTTCTTTTCTTAGCTTTTCCTTGAATTCCATCTTATCAATTTTACTATGAATTAATTTCTGAACCTCTTCATTAAACCTATAATGTCTAAATATGTTGTATGTAATAATTTCATTTCTGTTGAAGTCATGAAAATATACATTCCATTCCATATTTTCACCTACTTTCTTAATAACTTCTTAGTATTATCCACTTTAACCAATTGGGCATACTAGAATTCATTATTAAATTGAAAATCATTTTACTCATACATAAGCTGATAAATATGCCTAAAATAAGTAAGATGATAATAATTATCAGTAATAATTTCTTATTCATTTTTACACCTCTTCCACATAGATAACTATATGAGGAATAATTTCACCGCCAACTTTAGGGAATACGACACTAAAACTTTTTATGTAGTAATCTTCTCCATCTGTATCAACAATATCTTCCGTATTGATTGTTATTGGTATATCATTTTCTTTCATATAATTAAGTGTTTTTATTAATTCACTTATATTATCTATGTCAGCATATCCTTTAAGTTTATATCCTTCATAATTATCACTGAATGATATTATTCTTATCTGCAAGTAATATACCTCCTTATTATTTATTCTCTTTTTACTTGTGAAACAATGAGCGAATTGCTCTAAGAAATGCAACAAAAATTGTATAGAAATCGTAGCAATGAAATAATGGTTTCTTGCTACTTTTAATCATCATCTTTACTGCTTCCTAACAGTCTTAAAAACAAATTGATGATATCAAGATATAAAGCAACTGCACTATCTATAGCATTATCTAAAGTTTTTGCATTATTTTGTGCTTCTGCCCAATCATATCCAATATATCCGCAGAATAACAATGCGACAATCCAATCCCACCATTTAGGTACATTACCAAATAAAATCATAATAAATTCAATTAATATAACTGCTGATAAACAAATAAATAATGTTTTTCCCATTGATAGAAATATTTCTGGTTTAATACTTGATACAATGATAAGCACAATGGTAATCAAAGTAGTCAAAATAAAAGCTTGTACAATGGATGACATATAATAATCCTTTAAGCAAATGCTTAAAACTACACCAACTGGCAATACAACTAAGTTATAGCCTATAAAACTCACAATTGGGTTGTATGAAAACTCACTCATGCCAATACCTGCTAATGCAACTACAAAGTAGCCAATTAATACCATTGTTGGATTTAAGTTGCAAAATGTGTCTTGAAAAAATACACACATTATTGTATTCACTAAAAATCCCCAAAGTAAAATAATACCAATGGTAATGTTATACTGTTTGTCTGTTAATTTGTTATACATTACGTTATTCTCCTTATCTTCTACATCTCACACTTCCACCAGCATCTATATCACCTGATACGTTACCACAAGTTACAGAGCCACCTGCATCTATATCTCCTTTGACATCTCCACTGACTTCACAACTACCACCACAATCAATAGTTCCTGCATTGCCACGAACTATTACTGAACCATTGCAATTAATTTTATTTACATCTCCTTCAATGACCACCTTAATATCACCACTGCTACATTCCTGAATAGTTTTGCCATCAACAATTACTTTTCCATTATTGATAACAACATTAGCTCCTGAACAAGTGATAGTTTTGCCATTAATAGTTATTCTGTTCATTTTTACCTCCTTAATTTCTACAAGAAACTATCGCTTCTTAACCTATCTCTCATCAACCAATTCTTCTAACACACCACCAACTTCAGCAACAATAATTCCTACTGCTAATGGAATAATCGAACCATTCACTAATGTTACTATTCCACCAATTACTCTAATTGCTGATTTTCCTAAACTAATAAATAAATGTCCTTTACTGTTCATTTCTAATTTCCTCCATAATTTCTTCTACTATGTATCCACAATTTGATTCTGTTGAAGCAATCTCTTCATATTTGATACAATACTGATTTAACTTATCAATAATTTCTTTTCTTACTTCTTTTGCTTCGTCTTCATTCTGGAATCTTCCTTCATTCTCATAAGAGTGATGTCTTGTGAGTAGATAATTTCTATTATTGTATGAATTAAACACATTCAGTACAGTCTTATTAAAATCTTCTCCTAACACTTTATCGCTGTTATATACAGCACATAAGATCAATGGGGAATCAACTACCATAACTTGCACTTTATTCTTAACTCTACCCATCTTGAATGATTGTTTACCAAATAAATATTCTTGATGTTTAAATACCTCATCATTATTTTCATATACCTTATCCTTGGCAAACTCTGAAACATATTCTGCATTGATACCATTTCTTTTTAATTGTGCCGTGATGTCCATAGCGCATGTACTTTTACCTGCTGATGGTTCTCCAAATAAATTTATTACGATTGTTTCCATATAATATCTACCTTTCTTTATATTGACTATGTATGTATAAGATGTTAAAATATTAATTAAATCTAAAATACTAGGAGGGTATAAAATGTCTTTAATTGATTATGATGAACTTGTTTGTAGAAGTTGCGGTCATATTGGGTTATTACCAGATGGCGATTTTGATGTAGTGTGTCCAGAATGTGACGATGAGTATTCTTTGATTGATGAATATCATAGAGATGATGAAGAAGATGAAGACGACTTATAATTTATCTTCTTCATTTTAATATATTTTAAAATCCGTCTTTCCTTGGCTTTTTGAGTCTCCAAAACGCCCTATTTATGGGCATTCCAAGACCTCAATTTTCTCAAATATGAAAATACTGTTCATTGTTTCAATGAATACTGCACTTGCTGTACTGATTATTGATACAACGCTACTTGTTCGCAAACACATATTGCTATAATCTGAACCATCAGCATTTTTAAGATAATTTATAATCATTGGTTTTCCAAGTTTAACATTATCCAAATCTAGCTCTACAGTTCTTCCAATTCTCATCGGATATCTGCCATCGGTTCTGTCTTGACCTCTTTCACCCTTTGTTCCTGAATGAGTTATTTTTGTTATTTTATATTCCATGTAATTCCTCCCACTGCATTATTCTCTTAAAATACTAACTTTGGATGAGCTGTATCATATAAACACTGCTGTAAGTGAGTCTGTTTCTTACTTACACCCTCTTTGCTGATAGCCATTCTCAAAGCACCAGTTTGAGCAACCAAATCGCATTTTTTCTTTGCTCTTGTAATTCCTGTATA